AGAGCCCTACCACTTAACCTTATCGGCCCAGTAAGCAGCACTCAATTTACCTTTCTTTATATTGTTGGCATGTCTCGCTTTGAATGAAGCTCTCTTCTTTTTCATGGCTTCAGACTCACCTTGCTTAGGCTTGCCTGCAGTCTTAGCTCCCTGCTCTCCAAAACGAATAGTCTTGATTTCATCGCCATCTTTGGCAACTACTATATGAGACTTGGTAGGATGGTCTGGTGTACGTTTAGGCTTGTTATATCCATCTACCCCTGCACGTTCAAGTCTTGGGTCCTTTTTAGCTGGCATATTCACCACTCCTCATTTGGTTAGCTAGCTCCAGTGAACGTCCTTTTACTTGGTCGGCCCATTTGCTATCTAGCATCTCTTTAGCTGCTTTGTCCCAATCTTGTTCTTCAATGGCTGCCCACATCTTCTTAAACTGACGTAAACGATTAACACCCATGTTAAACAGCATGTTATAAATGACATCAGCACGTACAGTATCAAGTGTCTCAACAACAGGGAAGTGTCTATGCGCCTCATGCACTACTCGCATCAGATCATTGTCAAGTAAGTACATTGCCTCTTCTTTAGAGATTCCAACATCATCTAAATTACGTCCTATGCCTAAAGTAACTTTACCTGCTGTGCATAAATAAGGTTTTAACTTTAGACCTTCATGTCTAATAAGTTGATCTCTCAATTGGTCGTACATTACTTCTTCCCCTTGGTATTCATAACACCTTCAAACGCACCGCCACCAAAGTAGAAGGCTAAGATGATTAGCATTGCATAGCCAATCTGGAAATCTTCTAGCACTTGTTTAACCTTATCTGCATCAGACACGTTCTCAGCTAATGTAAAGCCCAGTACGAGGCCGAAGCAGACAAGGTATACAAAGGTAAAGGAGAAGGCTATAACACGCTGAGCGAGCTTAAATGGAGCGTAGGCGCTAAGCATATCTGTCTTAGCTTTAGTCTTAGCAGCAATCTCTTCTTCTGTGCTTGTATGTATGTCATCAATGAGCTGAATACCAGACTTAATCACATCACCTGATCCAAAGATCTTAGCTAATACACCCCACATCATACTTCCCCTTCGTATATTTTAGTAACTACTGTGCCTGTACTGCATGAGTGTCTGGAGTAGAGGATTAGATAATCTACGGGAGGCATGATAACCCACCATCCCCATGCCTGTTTACCTTCTATTGCAATACGACTGGCGGTAGCTGCCTCTTCTCTTCCAAAGTCAATGACAACCAATGCACCACTTTCGCTATACCCAGTCAGTCCCTTGAACTCACAGTCCCTATCCTTAACTAAGTAACCAGCAATCTCTTTGTGTCCATCAACTAACCTAACATCTGTAATATTAAAGTCAGACACTACAGGGTATACAGCAGGCTCTACTTGTTTGAACAGATAAAAGAACCATGTACATAATGTTATTAACAGGACATACCAAATAGAACGTGGCATGTCATGTAAAAATAACTGAATCATTTCCTTTGCTCTGTTCATTTACTCAAACTCCTAACTACATCTACAAGAGCTTGATAGCCCACGGTAATGCCTGTAATGATTGCTACAATCCATACAGCTACATTACGTAAGGTTGTCCATAACCAGCGCATACGTCTTTCACTTTCAATGATCCTACGTAGCTCTGCTATCTCCCCATTCGTTAGGGCATCTTCCTTGCGTGTCTCTAGTCTACGTTCTGGCCCTTCATACGACATCACCTACTCCTATACTCTACTGGTAAATGTCTACGTTCCTGTTCACTTTCGTATGCTACAGCACAGTGATTGTTCTCAAAAAAGAATACAAGGTCGATGAATGATCTAACCAATACCCACCTATAACTATTCTTACTAAGACGGTAGGCACGAGCAGACAGAGTTTCATCTGCCCACCCGCCCAGTAACGCATTCAACACCTGATCTATAGCTACTGCTAGTTGATGTAGATAGTGTTTCATTACGCAGGCCATACCATTGCTGGCAGTTCAGCTACCAACTCTTCAACTGTAGGCTGTGTACGTACACCTGTAGCCACATCAACTAACGTAGAGTAGCACTTAGCCCATACAGCATCTCGCCATGCCACACCTGCTTGACCCTCTGCTGCAAACTTAGCATCCGTAGATGTAGCATATGTGCATAGAGATAGGATGCCATCGTAGTTACGTGTACGAGCTTCAGCGTCTAGGTGAGCCTGTACAGCAGTTACGTAGCTATCTTGTAAAGCCTTAGCTTCAGCGTCCAACTCTTCTTGTGTCTTGTCTACAACAGACCAACCAAGTATCCATGCTCCATTAACATAGTCTGGCTGTGCATTACGTACTGCCTTCTGTGTAGCTGTAACGTCTGGTTGAGCTGCTACGGTTACTGGATAGACCCCCCAATCTGCCAGAGATTTGTCTGTCATCCTCTTAGGGAATGAAGTGTTAGGGTTATCTTTTCGCAACATGCCGATTGAGTATGGGTATTTCTCGACTGTGTTGTTGCTTGCTTTAATATAAGACATTTTAACTCCTAGTTGTAATGTCAGTTACGGTTGTGGAGACTGAGAAGTTTGCTAAATCTCTTGCTTTACTCATTTGTTAGTCACCTTAAAGTACTGTTACATTTGTCATAGTAGATGACGTAGACCCACTGGAAAATGATGATCCTGAAGATGAAGTTAAAACTGAATCGGTAGTCAATGAATAACCTGCTTTAGTAAAAGATGAGGTTTCGTCTGTAACTGAAGGAGATGTTGAAGTTATCGAATAATTACCGTAACTACCTAAAACAGAACCATCTCCTGCTATTTTCACTATTGTATCTCGTGAATTAAGCTGGCATCCAAACAGTATATTGTCTTTAGAGTCAATAGCTAAACCAAATGGCTCATCTGCTGCCCCTAAATAATCCACATCAGCGCCCCAAGCAAGTGAACCTGAAGAATCTAGCTTTATAACAGAAATAGCTGATGATCCTCTTCTACACTGTATGGCTATATTCCCTTCACTATCACAATCAATTCCTGAAGGGAATAAGTTATCACTACCTAGAGATATAGATTTTGCCCATTGTACAGAGCCATCACCTGTGTTCAGTTTTAACACCAAGGCAACAAACTGACTTCCAATATAACCTCTATATAAAGCATACATATAACTAGAACTTGATTTATCAATACAAGCAAAACAATGGTCGACAGACTGATTAACTGTAGAGTTTGTAGAATGAGTCAAAGTATATTCAGCCGACCCATTACATGACCTAGTCCATCTAACTAACGATATTCGTGGTGTACTGCTCTTTTGTAATCCAAATGTCCAAATATAGCCGCCAGCATATAATGCAGTGTAAGCTCTGAAGTTATTGCCTCCATTATTTCTAACAGTTCCTTGCGCTAGTCGAGTTCCGCTAGAGTTATACTTAACTAAAAGATGATCTGTACCTGCAACATCAGAAGCATAAGTGTCACCCGTAACATAAACGTCTGTGCCCACGGTTGTCATTCCAATGGCATAAGAAGAGTAACCTGTTCTTTTATCTTTCTTTTCCCAATTTTCACTAAATGTACTAGGGTCTACAGATATTGTAAAAGCAGAATAATCTGTTGAGTCGTATATAGTTGCACACATATAAAGATCGTCAGCAGACGTTAGCGCCATTCCCCAGTAAGCAGTAGTATAAGAATACGTTATTGCCCCTTCTGAAGTCTGATCTCCGTTAGTATCTAAAACGAAAATGCGATCATTCCTGAGCGCATATACTTCATCTTGACTATTAACTTTAAAGGTATCTGTTGTGTACTCCCCAGAATTATTTAGTGAGGATGAAGCGATCCAATAGCTTTCTCCACTATTGCCCGCAGCAGCTAACTGCATTGTTCTAGTTATACTCATGCCAGCGCCTGCCCTGCTGTAAACCCATACCAAGTAGTGCCAGCATCATGCGTAATGAACACAAAGACATCCACTGCACTAGCCGTAGCCGTTAGGGTTGGAGCTGTAGCTGCTGGCCAATCTACTGAGGTAGGCCACGTAACTGTGTAACCACTAGCACCTGCATCCTGTACAATCTTCACGGTCATACCGTAAGCCGTACCTGTAGCAGGAGGATTAGAGAATGTAACTGTCGTATTCTCTGTCAGTGTGTGGCTAAAAACTGTACCTGTAGAGCAGTCAATCGTTGAGGCGTTAGTAGTAGATGTAAAGGCGTTATAACTCTCTTGTATCTCTGTGAACTTTTGAGCTGCTGTAAAGGTCTGAGCTACGTCTAGCTTGGCAGTGTCAGCATCATATGCTTGTACTGTTACGCCAATGTCACTATCTGCTACATAACCTAATGTACCTAAAGAGTAATAAGCAATAGACGACCAAGTAGAAGAACCATCCCCTACTTTGAGTTTATTAGTGTCTGTTTCAAAGCCTATCTCACCTTGAGCAAGTGTTGGATCTGCAGAAGTCCAGTTAGCTGCAGTATCTCTACGAAATTGAATACGATCAGCCATTTGCTGAACCTCCGTTAATGGATTGAGAAGTTAGATATGTACTATTAGCAAAACCACCGTCAACAGTAGTTATAAAACCTGCACTCATCCATGCAGAGCCAGACCATACATTCATTGTGTAAGAAGTTGTATCAAAGTATAAAGCACCTGTCAGTAATGAATTACCATCATTATCAACAGAAGGTGCTACAGCTTTAGAGCCAAGGTAGCGATCATCAAATTCATCATACGATGCTGCTGCTGCAGTAGCACTAGCTGCTGCTTGAGTAGCCGATGTAGCCGAAGCAGTAGCGCTGTTAGCTGCAGAAGTAGCTGAACTAGCTGCCGAAGAAGCACTTGAGGCTGCATTGGTAGCTGAAGTACTTGCTGCTAAAGCCTGTGTAGTCGCTGTAGTGGCTGATGTAGCTGCTGAAGATGCTGAACCTGCTGCTGCAGTCTCAGAAGCCAAAGCAGCCGCTGCAGACACTTCTGCGTCCACTGTAGACTGGTATAGGCCATCTACATAGCCCTTACGAGTTAGGTCGTCTGCTACAGTAGGAGTAGCTGTAGAAGTAATTTTGTTAGCACCCATAGTGATACTACCAGTCATAGTACCGCCCGCTAAGTCTAGCTTAGTAGCAAGTGCATTGGTGACTGTAGTAGCAAAGTTAGCATCATCGTTAAGGGCTGCTGCAAGCTCATTGAGGGTGTCTAGAGCTGCTGGTGCATTATCTAGCACTGCAGACACTTGAGCGTCTACATAGCCTTTAGAGGCTGCGTCAGTGCTGTTAGAGGGCGTACCAACAGTTAAGGTCCCAGCAACACTGAAGTTACCAGTTACTGAACCAGAGGCGAGCGTAGTCGCACCAGTGACACCTAATGTGCCTCCGATGGTAGCGTTGCCTTGTACGGCCTGAGTAGATGGGTAAGTCCCAAGCTCAACGATAGTTCCGTTGTTGTTGGTGAAGATACGCTTGTCAACTGTATTTACCGCTAGTTCGCCTGTAGTTATATCTTGGGCTGTAGGAACTGCGGAGGCTGTTGAGGAGCGTTTAATGAGAATTTGGGTTGCCATTTTCCATTCCTGTTTTGGTGGGGAACAATGAACCTTACTTTATGTAGGATTCTTTATAGCCCCTAATGTAAGACCTATAAAGAATCCCTCGCAGAGCTTCAGCGACACACCGCTAACACTGAAGTCTACGAGGGGGTTTATTAAGGCTTAGTTGCCCTAATTAGTTTATGCAGGAAGTACGATACCAACACCAGCTTCTGGACGTAGTGCCTTAACACCGTAGATAGTGTCAGAAGTGAAGAGAGTTGACAGGTATTCTTGCTTGTACTGAGTCTGAGCACGAACGCCCTGCTGCTCAGCGAATACGATAGCATCTTTGTGCATCAATACGCCTAGCTTGTTAGCGCCAGATTCCAGAGCAGGACAGTTAGTAGAAACGTAAACATCAATACCGTAAAGAGTACCGATCTTGCCGTTCTGTACGCCACGACCATCAACGAAGTCGCTGCTCATGTAACGGTCAATACCACGGATAGTATTAACAGCTGATGGAGGAATAACAAGAACACGCTTGTCCATTGGTACGTCAGCATCATCAAGGATCTGGATACCGTCACGGAAAGCAGCGTCAGTCATTACGTTAGCAGCACCGTTAGCAGCGTAAGCTTCCAAGCCACCACCAGCGCCTACTTCGTACAGAGTGAAGTTAGCCTGTGCTTCAGCGAAGAGGTCAGTATCAACCTGCTTAGCAAGAGCGTAGCCAGCGTCATCGGTGTAGAAACGACGAAGAGAAGCAAGAGCCTGTACTTCGGTGATATCTTCGATCAGACGTGAGTACTCGTAATGCTTGTCGATAGACACGATTACTTCTGACTCAGTAGCTGCCTGCAGTGTTACCTGAGACTCAGCGGTCTTTGAAGACGCAGCGCCACGGGTAGGCTTAGGGATATGGATAGTATCGCCTTTTTTGCCACGCATAGGCATTTTGTTTACGAGGTTAGCAAGTACGAGAGAGTTCTTGTACGCTGCTACGATCTCATCTGACCACAACTCTGGAATAAAAGTAGAAGCTGTGGTGTTAGTTACATGGTTAGATCCAAGTGCCATTATTAATTACCTTTCAAAATGGGATTATTATTTGACCCTACCTTCTGCATAGGCCCTAGATATTTCATCTGAGAGCGCCATATATCGGTCTGGGTCAGTTTGCATAAGTTTAATGATGTCAGCCCTACGGTATACTTTCCGTGTTGGTGCTTCACCAGAACCTGCTACAGAGCCTGTAGAGGCATTTTTTACTTGCTGCTTACGCTGAGTACGTTCTTGATTGGCTGCTTGAGTAACTACTTGTTGTCTTTCTTTCCAAGTGTTTAGTAGCTCATTAGCTGCATCAATATCATACTGCTGGTCAGCTTGTTGTAGCAACTGCGTGCGAATCTTTGAAGCCCCTACCCATTTCTGAAAGCCCTCGTCTTGAACAATGTCCATGTAATCAGGGTGTTCAGATTTCAGTGTCTGAATAGCTTTAGCCTGTTGCATTTGTTGCGTCAGCTGTTCAGCCTGCTTAAGTTTAGGATGGTTCTCAATAGCTTTCGCTACAGCTTTTTCTGGTTCTAAGTACCAATCAATTTCAGTATCTTCTTCCGTTGACTGTACTGGGGCAGTCTTAGTTTCAAGTTGTGCCTTTACAAAGTCATCAACGATCTTACGGAGTTCACCAACTTCAGAGCTTTGACGACCTAAGAGCTTTTCAGCCTCTTGGTGCATTCTAGCAATTTCAGAAGGCGATTTACCACGGTATTTGTCGGGTAGCTCGTCCTGCTCAGGTTGTTCAGGCTCGTCCTGAATCTGCTCAGTTTGTTCTGCCTCATCTAGCGAGGTAATTTCTTCGTGTTCGTTGTTGTCTTCTTGGCGCTCGTCATCTAATAGAATAGCCATATAAAACTCCGTGCATAATCGCATTATGGAAAGTAGCTGAAAGTGATCCCTCCAAGACACCCCTAGATTCAGGATCACCGTTTATTGTCAGTAAAGTTGGCTAGTATAGCTCTTCACTGTTTTGTTGCAGATCTTCGTAGGCAGCTTCAATAGCGTTTTGAAAGCCACGAATACGCTTCAAGATAAGCAACTGGCCTTTATAACTATGTAGCTCTTCAAGAGAGTTTACATAGTCTAAAGAGTCTAGACCGTCAATCATGTTGTCTACATCTTCTATGAAGAGTTTCCAGCCAGATCGACTAAATAGATCGAAGTATTCTTCGTATTGCTTTAGAACTTCGGAGTTGTCCATTTGAGGATTCCTTGTCTATACTTTATATTATAACACAAGTCAAGCAAAATGTCAAGAACTTTTTTAACTTTTTTGTTGACTTGTGCGTTTTTTAGTGGTAGGGGCCTGTTTAGACCCTAAACTGTCCACCTTGCTCAATAGCTCCTTGTGTGACTCTTGGAGGCTGTGGAACTCTTGCTCCAAGCTGTTGAGTTTCTGGGCGAGATTGTTCAGGAGTTCCTGAGTCTGCCTTGGTAGTAGCATTAGCATTTCCTTTAAGTTTGATTTCTTGTTCTTTGAGAATTAGTTCAGCCACTTTAGCTCGTTTCTGGAACTCTTTCTCATCTGCGTCTCCTTGTTGAAGGTTAGACGACAGGGCTTTGATACGATCTGTCTCAGCTTCAAACCGTGCCACTGAAGCTTCTGCTTTGTTCTTCTCAGCTCGTGCTGCAAAGTCCATAGCTTGTGCTTGGAACGCTTGAGTCTGTGCTTGCTGCATTGCCATCTGAGCTTGCTGAGCTTGTTGTGCTGCCTGCTGCGCTTGTGGATCAGGTTCTGCTGCTTTCTTAAGCTTAGCAATAAGTTCTTCACGGTTAGACAAGTTCATATTGTCAACTACAGACTCAATTAGAGAGTTGTAAAGTGGTGACTCAGGGC